GGCTGGCAGGCTGATCTGCCACTCCGTTGATGTGAAGGTGGAGGTTGTTCCGAAACGTAGAGCAACAACAACGTCCAACGTTTTACCGTTGAGCATGTACCGGGAAGCGTTAATGCCGTTACCGAGGGTGAAGTTCGTCAGGGTTGGGGTGTAAGCGGTCCATGCTTGCGCTGACTGGGTACTGATAACAACTGGGTTAGTGCCGGTCAGGATGATCCCTGGGCCGTCGTCGATAGCGCATGTGGGAGCAGATTCGGCTTGTGAGCACAGGCAGGGAGTAGCCATTTACTGCACCTCGCAATGGAGTGTGACAACCAACTCGTCGTTGGTGGCAATCGTGATGGGGGTTCCTTGCCGCAGGCTCGTGTTCGTTCCTATGATGTCGTCTCCCCACCGCATACGCACGGGGTGGGAACCACCTGGTGCGCCTAGAAACGTTCTACCTTCGTACCACAAGTTCGCTGATGAGTCGAAAAGTGTCCAGTGCCCGAATATTTGGTGGAGAGCGTAAAGGTCCGACGTGGAAAACACCGGATTGTTCAAGGTGTGAGACGGCAGCCCCAGTTCAAACTCTGACGCGTTCCACGTCGATGTGTTCCCGAACCGGAACGCGTATATGACATCGATCGTGCCGGCGTCGCCGATGAAATCGTTCTGCAAATATCGGCTGCTGTTTAAGGCGTTACCCAACGTGAACTGGAGCGTGTCGGGGGTAAACGGTAGCCACCCCAGGGCCGAGTTGTCCGTGATCGTCGTCGGCGGGTCCTGAAAGGACCCCGACAGGGTAATCCCGCCGCCAGCGGCGATAAGACCATTAGAGGCCCCCGCCAGCTGGTTACCGCATCCACATACACCCATCGGTTCTCCTACGGTGCTACCTGCACGGTGTTACCGTCAGCTATCCGATACGCCTGAAGCAAAGCACCCGCTCCAGTACCCGAAATTTGCAAACGATAACTAGTACCAATAGCGACACTGCGGCCGTTCCGGTTCTCCAGAGCCGCTACCCGGCGACGCAGATCAGTCAGTTCCCGCAGAAGCGCATCCCACCCATCCAGCGGGGGAGTACTACGTGCTGTCGCCATGCTGCATCCCCTTTATGTTTGATCGCCCAGAGTGGTCAGTGACACCGCTATCTTCTCACCCTGCTTATCAGTCCAGGTCACAGCCAACTGGCCCAGCCGCATCGGGTACGTAGCTGATTGGCAGAACGATTCCCCAACCTGCACGTCGTACCTGTGCCCGGGAATGAGATCAACCAGCGCCGGAATGGGCTGGTCCACCAGCCGGAACGCGACAGGGAAGCTGTAACCGGTTTTGAAAATGTCTGTCTCTGGAGACAGCGCGGACCCGGACGGGACCACCAGTTGGGGCCGCAGATCCCGCAGCTCGTCATACAAGTCGATAGTCAACGACTGCAGCTGCGCGTCGTCGCGGACGTCGTTGAATCTAGTAGGCGGGTACGTCACTTTCCCGTAGTAGGCCTCATCAGCTGCGCTAGGGCCAGTGCCGAACGTGTTTCCTTCACCGAGACCGACTACGTGGTCCCCGAAGTTGATGCCGTCTTTAAGGATTTCCACTTCCGATTCGATATCGTCGGCGTTCAAAACGAACGGGAAATTCAGGTTCGGCACGTCTTGCCCGGACAAGAATATGTATCGCGCCATGGTGGTGTAGTTCAGGCCGGCATTGATGAGGTCTTGCCATTTCTGCAGGATCACGTACTGGGCACGGTCCCACTCAACAGTGACCAGGGTGTTAGCCGTGTTGAGGAGCACCACGTGCTGGAGAAGGTCTGGGTCACTGGGCGGGAAAAACGTTTGGATCAGGTCGTACGCTATCGACGCTGCGTCGTCTGTGGTGCTGTAGAAGTTGATGATTTCCCGGCGACCTACCCACGCGATCATGTCGTGGGCTTCAAAGTGGAAGAAGTGGGGTGTTTCCCGGATGTACACGATGGGACCCATCCACGCGATTTCACCGTCGCGGTAGATCCAAATTTCGTGGGCCCACGGGTCGACGCTGCTCCACCTGGCGTCGCCGCTGGTCAGCGTTTTACAGTTCGTGACGCATTTGGTGACCGTGATACGGGCTTTGGACGTGTCGTTGAGGACACGACCCCACTCGACGCTAACGAGTTCTTCCAGGTGCCCCACAACGGCGGGGCGGGTGCCCTGGTCAGTCATGTTCCCTGGCTGCCGCACGATCGCGACACTGTATTCTTCTGCGCACCCTAGAGGCATCGGGGGGTCCTTAGCATAGGGCGTCCTGGCGTCGCATCACATCAAGCTGGATTTTCCCGGCGCGCCCGTCGTTGTCGGCGTTGATGAAAACATCGAGACACATTTCGGGTCCACATGTGATCGTCGGCCACCGGAAAGGGGCCAGCTCACGTGTGTATATGGGGAAGGGACACAGGTTGCTGTTGGAGGTATTGAGCCGGAACCCCTTGCGGTTGACCCAATCGAGGACGTTACGTTCTCCACGCTCAAAAACGGGTGAATAGGCTTCGATACACGAGTTGCAGGGGTTCGCGATTTCCCCGCACGGCTCGTCTACGGTCGGCCTGCGTAGTTGTATGTCGATGGGCCCCTCTGAGGGAACATCACCGGGGCCTTCGGGGGATCCGGTGTAGTAGATCATGGGCACGAGGTCCATCCACGTAGATATTCCGGTCATGTCTACAGGTATGGAGTAAAAGTTTGAATAGGGGGAGGAGTCCCCGGTGCAGGGTTGGGGAAGGACAGAAGGGATCACGGGGTCCGTGGTGGCACACCCTGGCGGTACGGTGAGTTCGAATTCGTCTAGGCACCCAAGGTTGTTCCCGCATCCCAAAGAGTCCCTGGTGACGGTGATGTCGAATATGAGGCTGGTGGACACGTAGAAGTCCACAATGTCCACGTTATCGATGAGGGTGATGGGTTGGCTGTACCAACCTGGGTCACCAGCGGTGAAAACGATTTCCACTTCGCATATCACTAGACCACATGCGTCGCCGCTGGTCAGCGACGACTGATGTTTAACCACGGTGGGGCCTTCAGTAACCCCCACTTTGAACAGGCTCACCTGGTACTTCGCCATGTCCGCTGGGACTGTGGGGCAGCACGTCAGCAAACACAACGCGCTGGTGGAACACGTGGTGGGAACAATCGCCGATTGGCTGTTCACGGGGCTGCATTGCTGCCCGCGTAGGACCCGCGATAGCCACGACACGGCGTAGGACGCGGCGCATTCTGTTGCCGCGACCGCAACAAGGTTGATCGTGATTTCGCGTGACGCCCTGCGTCGGGGACCAACAACAGCGCCGTCTCGGGCGAGTTGATCTACGCGTCTGCTACCCGTGTCACCGAGGCCGTTGATGGACAGGATTTGGAACCCGGCGACCTGAGCTGATTCGGCTATGGACGGGTCGTACCACGGGGCGTCGTCGTCGGTGGGGTTGGTGTACGGGTCTTGTTCGAGGCTAGTTCGCAACGTGGGGCATTCCTCGCACTGGAACCCTGGAATGCTCAAAGCAGTCGCGTAGGCGGCGAGACGGGCTTCGTTAACGATTTCGGTGTCCGCATAATGCATCCAGCCTGTGAACATATGTCAGGCCCCCACTGCTACAAGACGACGCAAAATACGATTAGCGACCACTTCAGGGTCAGCTGCTGCTGATGTCACATTGATTGTTGGGCTTAGGGTCCGGTTCACAGTGGAACTGGACGCCGCCGATGCGGCAGGTTTTTGGGTAGGAATGATCATTTCCGGGCCTTTTTCGCCGACCATCGCCAGGGTGGGCCGGGTGACGAGACCACCATCTCCGAAGCCGGGGATGCGCATCCCGGTACCCGTACCGCCACCGGAGGACAGCAGGTCACGAACAATGCTTTGGAACGCTGCCTCGATGGCTTCGGCTGTCCCGAAAGCTGCCTTACCTGCGGTGGGTGTGGACGTCTCCAAACCTGCTGCGAGGTTCCGCCCAATCGCTTCACCACTTTTTTCCGGGGCCCCTTTGCCTGACAGGGGGCCCTTCTTCGCCGGGGAGAACGGCAGGTGATCCCTGACGATCCCCGCTACTTTGCTAGCCGCGCTGGCGAGGGAACCGAACATGCTTTTCATGCCGTTGATGAGGCCTTGGATGACTGCTTTACCGGCGCCCACCAGCAGGCCACCGAGGTTCCCTACAGCGCCTTGTATACGGCCACCGATGCCGCGGGCCAAGCCGACGATGGCGTTGATACCCGCCGACACGGCGTTCCTCGCCGCGTTCATCGCGGAGTTGAAAATGTTCGCAAGGATCCCGATGATGGCGCTTACCGCACCTGCTGCCCGCCCCGGTAGAGAAGCCAGGAACGACACTATGGCGTTGATACCAGACGCGACAATGCTGCGGGCTGTGTTGAAAACGTTGGAGAATATCCCAGCCACAATGCTCACCAAGGCCGATATGACAGCGATTATCCGCGCCGGCAAGGCAGCGAAGAACCCGACAATCGTGTTGATGTGGGTACCAATGGTCGTCGTCAAGGTGACGAAGAAATTGATTATGGTGGTGATAAAGCCTGTGAATAGGCTTATCGTGCCGGTTATGAACGTTCCGATCGCTGTGGTTAGTTGAAGGAAAAACTGAACAGTCTTAACTATGGCTATGACAAGAAGCCCGAAAGCCAAAGCCGCGGCCACGATCGCCGCGGCGATCACAACAAGAGCGATACCGATACCCTTCAACGCTTCCTGAACGATGGGTTCCTTCAACAGATCACGCAGGATCTGCAAAGACTTGATCAAGGACCCGAATTGCTCCTCGGAGCTTTTACCGGGGAATAGAGCGGTGAACCCGGAGAGGATCCCGCCGCCGATTTCTTTTATGATCTCGCCGATCAGCCGCAGTGTGAGCAGCAAATCTTTAGCGAACTCAACAGCCCTATCGAACGCCCGTTCGAGGCCACCCGATTCGGCGAACTTAGTGATACGGTCCGCGATTTCCGTTATTTTCCCGGCGATCTTGGGGGCTATCTTCTCCGCGATCTTCGCACCAGCTGCCGCCACCGACAGGAAAGCGTTCGTCAACGCCGGCAGCGTGGTCGTGACCAGGGAATCCACGGTTTTCGCTGTCGATCCGAAGATTTGGTTCAACTTCGACTGGCCAGCGGCTGAGTTCAGGACGTTCAGAGACGCGACGATGCCCGTGTTGATGGATGTCGCTATGGAATCCAGGGCGGTACGCAACCCGGGGAGTACAGCATTGGCTAGCTGCTGAATCGGCCCAGCTAGACCAGTAAAAAGTTTCTGCTGCACGGACTGCTGGATTTCATTGAACACGGGTAGGAAGCTGCGGAGAACGCTGACTACCTCGCGGGCTGCGGGTGGCAGTTTCCGCATCGCTTCAGCGTCACCGGATATGGCCTCTGTGAGGTTCCTGAACGCGAGGAACGCTACAGCTGCTGCACCACCTGCGGCGAGGAGGAACCCCGGTATAGCAGCTGCTAGGGGCAGCAAAGCTAGAAACACTTTGATCAGACCGACAACGGCAGCCGAGATGAGTGGTAGAGCGATGATGAGGAGCGCACCCGCTGAAGCAACGCTGGTGAAAACGCGTTGCCCTACCTCTTTAAGGCTGGACAGGCCGCTGACCAAAGACTTGGTGAAGAACGACGCAGCCGTGTTACCCAGTTGGATGAATGTGGACAGGATCCCGCGGCGTGAGTCTTTGTCTACATCGGCTTTGACCTGGATGTGTTCCGTCTTGTCGATGCGCCGTTTGAGGCGTTCCACTTCGATAAGTGCACCAGTGGTGTCTACTTCAACGTCGATCTTGGCGGGTTTCCCGCTTTCTATGCGACGTTTCAGGTTCTTCACGTCGTCTTCTGCTTCGTCCGTGTCGGCGTGTACATCGACAGCAGCCAAAATGGAGTCGACGATCCCGGCTATTTTTTTGCGTAGTTCACGGGCGAAAACACTCACATCGGCGTGGACGAGGACATCAGCGTCAGCTACTGTCGTGGCCACACTGAACCGCCTCTACCATGGTGAAACTGCACCAAAAATCCTGCGGTTCAGCCTATCAAGATCTTTCTGTTCATTACATGTGTGCATAAGCCATCCATATACAGATGGGAGTAAAAGGTGCACAGGCATGTTATTGGCCGGTGTACCGCGGGTGGCGCACCACGCTGTGAACGGAAACCAGCCACGGACCGCAGTAGCCGCAAGGGTTGCGGCTTGGTCCAATTTGATTCCCAAAGCTGTCTCGCTGATCCGGTTCGCCAAAACCAACAGGCCTAGACCTGTGAGGGGATCATCTTTATTGGCGATACGGCTGATGAGCTGGCGTTGCGACGGGGTGTCCATTGCGTACCCGACAACAGAAAGCAACTCTTCATCAGTTTGGGCTTGGGATGACGTGGCGATACTGAGAAGAAGGTCCTGGTCCGGGGATTCCTTGTAGGCGTATTCTTCGCCATCAAGGATTAGGACCTGCGGCCAGCCCGTGGGGATCCCGGTGACCCTTTTGGGCCGCTGATGCTCTTTTTCGTGGCGTTAAGTCGGGATTCGATCAGCGGCTGGTAGTGATCCACCAACGCTTTCAGGCACGGGAAAATGTCGCCCATCAGGCTGATACTGGCTGTGGACTGGGACGCGTCCTGGTCAATTGTTTTGACGTCAACCTTGTCGAAGAACGCTTCAAGAAGAGGCGTCAGGTTGAAAGATGTGGGGTCTTGCTCAGCTTCCCGTAGCGCAGGAACGAGTTTAAAAAATTCGTAGTCGGTGGGGCAGCGGGCAACGTATGTTTTCTCTCCCAACTGGACCTTAACGCGTTCTGGGGTGCCCGGTTCAACATCTTCCGTCTTGTAAGAGAGTGTTTTCAAACCATCGTCATCCATATGTCCCCCTAGAGTGCACCTACTATAGCCGTTAGCGCGTCACGCATAAAATGCTGGGGTTTTTGGCCAAGAACGCTTCGCGTCCGGATGACGTGGCCTAGACCACGAGGCTGGAAGACGAGGAATGGTTTAGTGCGTGGCTTGATGACACGACCTTTGGGACCGAAGATTCCGGTTCCTTCTTCGGGGTACAGGCCGTAGCCGGTTGCGGTGGCGATTGTGGCCCGCACATGGAACCCGGCGACACGCGGCGGGTGCGCTGTGATGGAACGGCGTAGCAGCCCAGTCTCTACAGGGGACAGTGACTGAGCACGGTTCTTTACGCGTCCGGCGAGGGCCCGAGTCCAGGAAGCGACAGGCCCGGCAGTGAGCTGCCGAATGCCTTGCTCACGGATTGTGACCCCCACTACACATCAGTCTTTTTTTTGGTATCGGCTTTATTGCTGGCCTTTTCGGCCTTTTCGGGCTCCTGTTTCGGCTCCTTGTTCCGTGTTTCCGCAGCGTCTACGCGAGTTATGATCCCCGACCGAACGGCTGCGTCAACGAACGGACCAGGCTCTGTGTGAAACGTTTGTCCACGAGGGCCCGAAAAGATGCTGTTCGCCTGATTAATGATGTATGTAGCCACTCTTCAATTTTACCCGGTAAAAGGGTGGGGTGAGGATTGTAGGGTCCGGCCTATGGAGGAAATGGGGGACGAGATGCACGCACAGTTGGTCAAATACCAACAAGTCATGGAAAGCATGGAAATGGGCCGCGAGTACTTGCGGCACCTAGGTGTCCTAAGGAAACAAATAATCGTGGACATGTGGAAACTGTGTGGCCGAAACGCCTCCGCTGTCGCCCGCATTGTGGGTGTAAGCCATACACCCATTTACGAAGCGGTCAGAGAAGAAGCGTCACACCGTAGAAAGCCGCGTAAATTGCACATTGAAGGAGGCTGACACACCAACACAGCCTCCGGCAGGACCAACGACTTCAACCCCAGTCATGCGCCAGATCCGGCCAGTGAAAGCGGAACAACACGTCAAGGCCTCCACGATTGAAGTGGTGTCCTCGGCTACTCCTGCAGCATCCACAGTGGAGTCTGCACATGCACCGCTGTGGTCAGTGATGCACCGCAACACACCGGCCTGGAACCGTGCTTCCCACACGCCAGTTGGGCAGTGCGCTGGCGCTGTCTGGGTGAAGTCGGCTCCCAGGAACGTGATCCAGGCACGGCCTTGACCGTCTTCTTCGCATACACAGTCGCACCCGTCCATGACTGGTTGCCCGACTTGCTGGCAGCATTCACAGGCTGGGCGCCCATCTGTGGACAGCTGCGTGCATATGCACGCTAGCACGCTTGTCATGAAAGGAGTTATCGCTGTGGCCATTTTTTATCCCCTTTTATGGCCACGTTTGGTGCCGCAGAACGGGCTGCAAATCGGGAGACCACACAGAGGACTGTTCCCTCTGCCCCGAAGGGTTCACCGCGACCACCCACAAGTCCACTTCGGGCAACCCAGTTAGACCTGACCGCAAAAAATCTACGTCGTTGATCAACTGGATCCGCTCACCCTGACGGACGAGTTCCTGAACACGCGCCGGGAGGCGACACGGGCCAGCGGTACACGACTTAACGATCTCAGCAGCCAACGCGGCTACAGCCCGCTGCCCACCAGGTGGCACAGGAAGACCACGCTCATACGACACGGAGAATGTTCCTTCTTCCGTGTCCGGCAAAGCCAAATCTTGGCACGCAGGCCAGCAGTCACCGCTGACACGAACGAGCATGTCCCCGCCGTCGATGCGGTACGTGTCCTCGTCTATCACTACACCGTCGATTTTGATTTCTGTAACCGACGCGACAGGCCCATCCAGACGGATTTCACACACGTTGCAGCAGCCGCAGGGGGAGTTTTCGCATGTGCACGTGATGTTGATCCACCGGCCGTCGGGAAGCTGCGACGGGAAGTAATCGAAAAACCCGCTGCAGCGGCGTCCGCAAGGACGAACCACGAGAGGGCATGTCCCAAACATTGTTGCGGTGAAGCGCCACAAAATCTCCGACGCCACAGCTACGGCGTGTGCCTGCACAGGGTCCCGGTCTTCCGGGTCAGCGGGGATGCCGAAGGAGCACGCTTCGTCTATCGGCCAGTCCGCGCAGGGCACGGCCATGGCTAGCTCCTGTCGTAGCGGGGACGGATCGGGAGGAGCAGCAGGAACCCGGCTTTGGGCCACCGTTTCTCGAGGAGACGAACAAGGATGTAGTAGGCAGCGGTCAGCAGAGTACTGACACAAGCGGTGAGGGTGCTTGGATCAATATCGGCGACTTCGCTGCCTACTACGCTCATGATGAGTCCGACGATGAGTGGCGTGAGGGTGCGGATGATGGATGCTGACACATCACCCGCACCTTCACGACCGCCTCTAGGGGCAGCTGGTGGGGAGTCTAGTGGCCGGGCACCGTTGACTACGGACATGGCACTGTGACCACGAGGAATGACTCTTCTTGTGCAGCGTCGGTGTACTTCACGGAGATGATGTACCGGTTCGGGTCGGCGTAGGTGTGGGTAGTGGGTGTCGCTGAAGTTATCGACGCGGGCGCGGTTCCGTCGCCCCAGTTGACCTGCATTGGGCGGGCACCGGCCGCGGTAGCAGTGATCTCTGGGATCATGCTGGCTGGGGTGCATTCAGACAGCACCAACGCGGGACCATCGGGGTTGGACAGCGGCTGGCATTCACACGACGCGGCTGGTGGAGCCAGGGTTACTACTTCGTCATAAAACTGCGACCGGGAGTTAAGCGCGGACATGAGGGGGCCAGCGACACCGGTGTCAGCGTTTCTGCGGACATCGTAGGGGCCGGTTCCCCAAAAGTTCCCGGACAAGGTGTGGCCGTTCCACTCTTCCACGTGCGCGCTGTTACCCAGTTCTAGGTCACCGCGGGCGAAGTTCGTGACGTACGGCATCACGAAGTAGTTCCAGGTTCCGGTTGATCCGGGGGAACACACATCAGCGCCGATGACGCTTTCCCAACCTTCGATGGCTACACCGGTGGTTAGGGACACATCGGGGATGTGCTGGTATCCGGTGATGTTGCCAAGTTCGTCGATGGACTGCAACCAGTTCGGGTTCATCAACGTGAACAGGTTGGGGTATTTCTTTTGGATGTTCGCCACGACTTCGAAGCCGCGGTCGAGTTTGGGGGCTGGCACAAACGCGCACAGCTTCCCACCGGCGGTGACGGGGGCGATTTCT